TCTGCAAAGTAGTCCTGGTCGGTGCTCACCAGCCCCAGGCCACCACACTCGCCACAGGTGTACTCAGAGACCGCGCCGCGGATTGCTCCGGATCCAAAACAGGACTTGCAGCGTTCACCTGTTGGCTTTTCGATCCTGAGGGGGCGGCTTTTCAGCTTCGGTTTACGCAAGGTGCCTCCTCAACCCATACAGCGCCAACATGGCGGCATCGCGCTTGTCCTCGTTACTCTGGCCAGACCAGCCGGTTACCTGGTTGAACAGCTCGGCATCCTCTTTGATGCCCTTAATGGATCCACCCGTTTTGAAGTAGAACAGACGCTCTCGACCAGCCGCATCACGGTACCGCTCGGCGCCGGTGAGCGGCTTAACCATCACATAATCAGCACCCACTCGATCCAGATACTTGCGCACCACCCGGGCGATCGCCTTTACCTGCCCCACGTTCTGGCTGATCTTCGAGATCTGCGCCTGGCGGTTGCCTGCCTTCAGCTGTCGAGGGAACGTCGGCTTCATCGACTCCACATCCTCAACCACAAACGTCGCGCCCAGGGCATGCTGCTCATTAATGAACAGAAACAGGTCAAACAGATCCATCGAATACAGGTCTGACAGCCGGCCATCAACCGTCACGCCAACGCCGCTCTTCTCCAGATCCGGATCAATCCCGATTACCAGTCCCGTCATTTGGCGGTCCTCTCCCACTCTGCTCGCATCGCCTTTTCAACCTCCGACCGGCTCATGGGTGACAGTCGTTTTGTCTCCCACATAAACGCTTGCTTGCGGCTCTGGTGTGTCTCAAACGCTCGCAGGTACTTCACCAGCGCCACCACATCGATGCCGTGAACCACGTTCTCAACCGCACTCACTCAGATACCCTCGCACCTCAATTGCCGGACCCGTCTCTTCCAGGGCGCACTCATCTACACCATCAGCCGCCTGTGCCAGCAGTTCACGACTTACACCCAGCTTCAGCGCCAGCTCGGTCATGCACCGGATGGTGACCGGGTTAGTACACTCCAGGGTGGCTGTGATCAGCGTGACCCTATCCGACTCAGTGATCAGCCCATCAGTGATGATCGTCATTGCGACTCTCCTTCATGATTTCGGTGTGCAGCTGGCGCAGGCGATTGGCTGCGCAGTGCGGATACCCACGTTCAATCTGCTCACAGGCCTGACCAATCGCATTGGCGAACGCCATGATCAGTTGCCGGCTTTCTTCTGCCTTGTTCGCCAGCGCTGCATGCGCCTTTTTAAGTGCCAGCTGCTGGTCGTTGATGATCCGTGTCTGCTCCCACGTCACGCTGCCACCTCCCCAAAAATATCAGCCTGCCTCAGGCCGGTTGTGTCCTTGATGATCGGCGCTGGCGCATTGGTTGCGGGCTGGTGCTGCAAACGGAAGTCCCAGCCGCCCATGATGTGCATTGGCGTCTTCCACTCTTCGCGCATCTCCATCGTCAGCGTGTTGCCGACATAGAGCACAGCGGGAATACCTGCCAGCGCCAGCTGGATGTAGGCCATATGAACAGCGCGGCTATCCACGTCTACACCGACTACATGCAGCTGCGTCTGCGGGTTATATCCGGCCTGACGCATCGCCTTGGCGAAGGCCAGCACCATGCCACCACTGCCCACGCTCGGCTCCTGCACCCGAATGAACGGCTGGCTCTCAAGCTCTGGTGCGCGTCCACCAAGGGTGATCAAGGCAATGGCGTAGGAGACATCAAACGGCGTGAAAAACTGGCCCTGTGCCGCGTTGTGCTGCTCCATCTCGCCAAACACCTCGCCCATGAAGTCGCACAGCTCAGCGTCCAGCCCGTTGATCACATGCGCCAGCAGGCGGGCCATGGACTCTCGGTCGGCAGGATCGTCATATCGATTGATGGTGCGCAGGTAGCGGTCCTCACGCTGCTTCCAGATGTGTTCACGGCGATCAGCCGCATTCACCAAGCTCAGTGCTGCCAGCTCGCAGAAGTCGCGGAACAGGTCGAACAGGTGATACTTGCCGCCACCGATACGCTGGATCTCTTTCACGAACTGGGCGTGGTGTGGAGTACGCATGCCGGTCACCAATCCGTGTCGTCAATGTTCATGATCGATGCGGATACCGCGGCGCGTTTCTGCTGCTGGGTGGCCGCAGGGGCATGACCGCCGGCTGCTACGCGCCGAAGCTGGTTCAGGAGTTTGTGCTCCCACTGCGCCTGCGTAGCGGTATCACCTCGGGCCTCCCAGTAGCTGCGGAACTCGCCCAGAATCGATTCTTGCTGCTCAGGCTCAAGGCGGGTCAGGTTCACACCGCTGGTGCGACAGCGCTCCGCGAACCACTCGCTGGGTACCCACTCGAAGTGCATGGCGAAGCGTTCCCGGCTCTGGGCTGGCGCTGACACAGCTGGCAACGTCTCGCTGGGTTCAGGACTGAACAGGTTGGACAGGAACGGATCATCAGCCTCGCTGGCTGGGATGGTACCGACATGCGTGTCGGTCGCATCGGTGTGATCGTGATCAGCGCAATCGACCGCCTGCGTGCTGCTGGACGCGCCAGCGTCATCAACAGGTTCAATGACTGTTTCAGTGATAGGTTCAGTGATAGGTTTGGGTGCAACCGTTGCACCCCCATCAGGAAACGGTTGCACCCCCTCCCCGCAACCGTTGCACCCCACCTTGTCGTCATTTGCGGGGTAGGGTGCAGTATTTGCACCCCTATTATTACGGGCCTTGCGAGCACGCACGATCTGCGGCGCTTTGTGCAACATCAGGCGGTACAGGTTGCTTGTAGTCGAGCCTGATTCCGTCTTGCGGGTGTGGACCTCGATAATACCCTTCTCTGCAAACTCAGCCAGGTAGTTCTGTACAGAGCGCTCAGACACCCCTGCATCCTGAGCCAGTGTGGATACTGACGGATAACAGAAACCGTTCTCGTCGGCATAGTTGGCCATCATCATCAGCAGGCACTTCTTGTTGCCCGGCAGATCAACATCAACGGCGGCAGCCATCGCTTGAAAGCTCACTGCATTACCTCCGAGCCATGCCCAATCTTGCCGTTCCATGTTTGCTTCATGGGCAGCTGCTCCGTCGTGTACATCTGAAACAGGCGGACAGCGCCAGCACGCAAAAGCACGGGGTAATGGCGCTCGCGCTCCTCTTCAGTGGTGGGGTGTGTCCAGATGGTGGTGCGCTCAGCCAGGTACTTGTCACGTACACGGCTGTTAACGCGCCAGCCGCTGAAGCCATCACGGCGCAGCCAGCCCTGCCCGGCCAAATACTTCTGAACTTCTTGGCAGTTCACGCCATTCAACGTCTTGGCAAAGTCCACGATTTTCATGCCATCAATGAAATGGGCCTTCATGTGCTCCAGATCGCGGCTCACCTTCTGGTGCTCAATGGCCAACTGCTGGCGCTGCTCAACCGCATCAGCCCAGGCGCGCGCTGCGGCTGCGGGATTGCTGAAATCGGGCAACTGGTAAGGATTGCTTACCTGTTGCTCAAGCTCCTGCCAGCGATCCACCAGACGGGCCGTGAACTCAGGGGAAAGCTGCGCAACGATCACATAGCTGTCGCGCTTACCCACTGAGTAGACGCTAACCCGCTGACCCAAGTGATTTTGAACTTCCACCAATGGTGGGAGTTGAATTGCACTGCGCTCGGCCAGTCGTTCAATCGTGCGCTTAACACTGTCATGGCGAGCCTCAACCAGATCAGCGATCTCAGCACTGGTCATGGTGACCGATTCGGTATTGCCTGTTACAATGACTTGGTTCATTATGAACACCTCGTTTAGTTAACCCCGTCGCGGCTGCCCAGCCATATCAGCGTCGGGGTTTTCTTTTGCCTGTTAGCTGGGGCGTCCTCGGTATGCAGGCCCTCAGCCCCGTAACTTTCCTGCACTGCTGTGTTGCACCGGCCCGGGTATTGGATGACGCGAATATTCCACCGGGAGCCGTCGCACGGCTGTCTTCTGGCTCAACTGAACTGCACCCTCTTCCATGCCTGCGGGCCAGGATAAAAACCCAGCGGCCGAAGATGCAGATCAGTCCCCTCTCTCTGTCGCCACCGGCGAGAGGGACACCGGCTATGGGGATAAAGGAAAAACCCTGGCCTGCAGATTGTCTGGGGCACCGATCTGCCAGCGGTACAACGCGCCCACAACTAGAGCATTCGTGTGCCCGTCTTTCCGGGCTGTCCGCGACCCTACTCATCCAGGGCGCTGCCCCACTGCAGCTGTATTCCCCGTCCTTTCAGGAGAGCGCCTGGCGTGCCGTGAGGCCCAAAGGAGTAAGCCATCGCTCTGCTGCTGCGGTTATTCCATGCCCGGTCACTCACAGCTGATACCGGTCGGCGCCATCCCCGCCGCTGGGTGCCCTCACTGCTGGCAGTAAGCCCGTTCAAGTGCATTAGCACTCGATTCCATCAATGCAGCCGCCACCGGGGCAGCGTTACGCACCATGGCAGCGCCACGGCGGTTAAATTCGATCAGATCAAACAGGTTGGTCGGGCGGTCGATTTCGGCAGTCAGCTCTTTCAGCTGCGCCAGCGCCTCATCCAGTGTGGTGTTGTCGGTGTCGTAGACCTGCAGGGGTGGGTCATAGACCTGCTCGTCCAGCACCACCTCATCAGCGCCAGCGATGCCAGAAAAAACGTCGGCCGCACCCTGGAGCATTCGCGCGACAGCTTTCACGCCTTCATTCTCACTACCCTCGGTGGCAGCTTCCGGCTCGGCAGGGGTCTCCTGTTCAGCGTCCTGCTGGGCTGCCTTGGGTACCGGAAGCTCACCACATTCAAGCGATGCGCGGCCTGAATCGGTCAGGTGATATTCGGTCTTCTCTTTCAGTCCGGTGGTTACGATCAGGCCACGAACGTGCATGTCCTTGATCGCTGACGGAAATGTCTTGGCGGTTACAGAGGTGCAACGCGCCAGCAGCTGTCCGGCGCTCAGGCCCGGTGCCTGGTTGATCGTTTCGAGCAGGTCAAAGATGCGTTGGTCGTGAGTCATGATTCACCTGTACAAATTCACACCTTAGATGGTGGGTAAAAAAACACGGAAGCATGGGCGATACTGGCTTCAGGTCAGAGTTCATGCGGCAGGCTGTCCGCTTCTGGATGGAGCAGGAAATCTCCTTAACTCATGACCCTTGATAGTGCCGTCCTCCTCGATGATGACTGTTATCTCTCGCTTCTGACGCAAGGCCTTACTAATCGCGCCCTGCGTGCAGCCGAGCGCAGCCGCTGCTTCGGCCTGACCTACGTCATCGACAAATTCAGAAAGAGGTTTGCGCTCCATTACCAAGCTCCAAACTAAAAAACAGACCAAGTATTACCATCGGTGTTAAACAAGTCAACACCATTGGTATTTGATATGTATAACTTGTGGTAATAAATTGCACTGATGAGCAAAGCAAAGCGGCCACTGCCGCCTGAAGAACGAGCCGACAATGACAGGCTCAAAGCAATCTGGAGCAGCAAAAAGGATGAGCTGAGGCTTAATCAAGAATTGCTGGCGTACGCTATGGATATAGGCCAGAGCGCAGTCAGTCATTACCTGAACGGCTACAATCGTCTAAATGCAAGAGCTGCCGCACGGTTTGCAGAAGTACTCAAGGTCAAAGTGAGCGACTTCAGCCCTTCTCTTGCGCTGGAAATAGAGCGCATGGCTCAAACAGGTTTGTCTGTGGTAGACAATGAAGACCGACGCCTTACCCCTCCCGCAGAAAACCACACCCAGCTCGAAACGGATCAGTCCGATCAGTCCAAGGAGGGTGGCAGCAACGTGATAACCGCAGACTTTCAGAAAGTCCGTCTTCGTGAAGGCGAGATCACAATTCCGCAGTTTGACGTTCGTGGCGCTATGGGCGCGGGACAGGTCGCGCCGGATTATGTCGAGACCATCCGCCACCTGACTCTGCACCAGGATTATCTGTCCGCGCTAGGGGTTCGTTACACCCAAGCCAGTAATCTGGCGATCGTCACCGGTTATGGGCAAAGCATGGAAGGCACTATCAACGATGGCGATCCGGTCATCATCGACCGGGGCGTGCAGACCTTCATGGGGGATGGCGTGTACCTGCTGACCTGGAACGACATGCTCTACATTAAGCGCCTGCAGATGGTGTCAGCCGCCGAAATCGAACTGATCAGCGACAACCCCAAGCACAAAGACAGGGTCGTCAAGCTGGACGAAGTGACGGTGCATGCGAAGGTATTAATTGTCTGGAATGCTCTAAAGCTGTGAGGCGACTAAAAGGAGCGGCTTACAACACCAGCTCCATCCCCATCACCGCATCCTCGCCCAGCACGCGAATCAGCCAATCGTAAGCATCATACCGCTTGCTCTTCATCAGGATCATGGTATCCAGCTTTGCCAGGTCAAAGTACCGATCTTCATCACGGTGCGAGCAATGCCCCAGTATGAATACATGCCCGCTCGGGTGATGCAAAATCTCTCTCACCTGCACCTGTCGACGATGCCCGTGGTAAGTGAAGGTGACGGGTAAGGGATTGCCAGACCAAACAGAGCGGAGTTCAGACTCCCACTGCGCGATATCGAATTCTTTCCTCCCTCCCTGGCCGCTATTCTGTCGACCAGTGTACTCGACAGTCCTCACACTGAATCCAATCTGCGGTTCTGCGCTACCCCTCTGCTGTGCCTTTGTGCGCTTGGGCGCGCCCTTTCCAGAACTCAGTTTGCCGATAACCCACAGCACAAATACCGCACCGATGATCCATTCCATGACGCTCATTCCTTGAAACCGAGTGTGCCTACTCAATTATTTAGGGCTCTATATCCATCGCGCTCGTTTTCCATGCAAACAGCTTGCAGCTGCAGCTGATCAAAGATCGCAGCGCACTGCCGCTTGGCCCTTTCGGCAACGCTTGGAGGCATGCCGAAATTGCCCTGCATTTTCTGATGACCTTCGCGCTCGTTGTCGACACAGATTTTTTGCAGCTGGAACTGATCAAAGGTATCTGCGCATCGAGCCTTTGCACCAGATCGCTCCTGTGCCCACGAATTTTGCCAAGACCCGGCCTGTGCCAATGCCTGCCCTGTGAATGCGCCAAGTGAAATAAGAGTGATTACCGCTGGTAAAACATTGGGTTTCATACCGTACTCCTTGATAGTCCATGCGCTACTTCCTACTGCGCTACCCACACTTTACCGAACCCCTTTGATGGAATCATCAAAATAAATATTACCAACGGTGTTGACTATTAATAATACCGTTGGTAATTTTAAGTAACACCACAGGCAATGAGGCACCCATCATGATCACACGCACTGAACACGGCTACGCCCTCGGCCACTGGGAAGGCATCCCAACCCTGCTGGAGTCGGGCCGCAAACTGACGCCTGGTGAAGTCCGTGCGGCGGTCTGTCGGGCCAACGGGCTCACTGCAGCTGATGCTGGTCGTGAGCTGCACTGCTCGAAGAGCACCGTGTACCAGTACTGGAAGAGCATTTACTTCAAGACAGGCTGTGATGACGTGGTGGTGGCCATCAACAAACTGGTCGAGCTGGGCGCACTGCACCGCATCAACACCCTGCTGCTGGCGCTGATACTTGGCACCGGCAGCGCACTGGATACCGGTCTGGATATTGAGGCCCGCACTGGCCGCGTCCGCAGCAGCCAGACCCGCACCGCCCGTCGTGGTGGTCGACGGGCAGGCATGCGCACCAACCGCGACATGATGATCGACCTCGATATGTGGACCAACGGCAGCGCCAGCGACATCTACACCCTCGCTGACCTCGCCAGCTAAACGATTACAGCAGTACCGAGCAGGCGGAACCTGCCCAGCTTTGACCCACAAGGCGCAAGCCGAATCCCGAAGTGGCGAGCTGTGACCGAACCGAGCCTCTGAATGTAAGCCGGTAGGTGTGTCGGGGACCATTAACAGGTCTTTTTCCAAGAGCACAGGTGCGCCTGTGCTGCTGGAAAAAAAACAGGAGAACCACATGGACGCACAAACGGTTTTTACCTTCATCCTGCTGTTTGCAGGCCCTCTGCTGGCGCTAACGGCCGGTTGGGCACTGTTCACCTTGGCTTTCTGCATTCGGGCCGTAATCAAGCGACAGCCGGTAGGTCCGGTGCTGCGCGAAATGCTGGAGGAGTGGTAATGCTAAACCACGTAATGCTCGACCTCGAAACCATGGACACCCGCCCCACGGCTGCCATTGTCGCCATCGGCGCAGTGGCCTTTAACCCGCACATGGGCAAAGTCGACCGCGAAGGCGGCTTCTACGTCACCGTAGACTTGCAGAGCTGTCTCGATGCAGGCCTGACCGTCAGCGCCAGCACCATCAACTTCTGGCTCAAGCAGAGCGAAGAAGCGCGCCAGCAGATCACCGGCTGGTCAGAGCCGCTTGAAGAAGCCCTGCGCCTGTTGGAAGGCTGGTTGCACACTCTGAACAACGCAGCCTGTCCGGCTTTTGGCGACCCCTACGGCGCGCATCTCGAAATCTGGGGCAACGGCGCAGACTTCGATAACGTCATACTGACCAACGCCTACCGCACAGCCGGTTTCGACCTGCCCTGGGGCCGGTACCACAACCGCTGCTACCGCACCCTGAAAAAGCTGTTCCCCAACATCGAGATCCAGCGCACCGGCATCCACCACTGCGCCATCGATGACGCTGCCAGCCAAGCCGAGCACGCCTGCCGAATCATCCAGCACCTGGACGACCTGAAGCGCCTTGGCTACCAGAACGAAAAACAGAAAGAGGCTATCTGATCATGTTCAAGCAACTGAAAAACGTATCCGTATACCGCGCCAGCCTGCCCGCCTTGGCTGATCTGGAAACCGCCATCGAAGGCAACGAAGCGCTGACCCGAAACGGTCCGCTCGACAGCAACGAGATGATCCGCTTCAGCTTTCAGCGCAACCCGGTCACCAGCCGCTTCGTCACTCCGCTGCTGCGCGGGTATAGCCTGTGCGTACTGGTGCAGGAAAAGATCCTGCCGGCCGCCGCCATCAAGAGCGAAGTGGATCGCAAGGTGCGCGACATCGAGGAGCAGCAGGATCGCGCCGTTGGCCGCAAAGAGCGCCTTCAGATCAAAGACGAAGTGATCATGGATCTCTTGCCCCGGGCACTCACCAAAGAGCGCACCATCTACGGCTTTTACGACAGCCAGGAAAAGAACCTGTTTGTCGATAACACCACCGATCGTTACAGCAGCGCCGTGCTGAACCTGGTCTGCATGGCTGACGGCAAGGTAACAACATCAACCGTCCATATCAGCGACCAGAAACAGGGCCTCACCACCCGCCTGACCGCACACCTCAACGGCGGCAGCGAACCGTTCGGAGTCTTCAAGCTGGGCAGCAATCTGCGATTGAAGAACGAAGATGCCGGCACCAGCGTCACATTCAAAGACACCGAATTCCCGCACGGTGACGACGAATACCAGTTGCTGGAAAAGATCGAGCTGGGCGCAAAGGTCCACCAGATCCAGCTCGACTACAAAGGCCTGCGCTTCACCCTGACCGACAAGTTCCACATCAAGGGCGTGTTTGCCAGCGAGCCGTCAGAGGTTGAGTTCGAAAGCGCCGAACAGGAATGGCTGACCGAAGCTAACACCCGCGTCTTCGTGCTGAGAAAAATCGTGGAAAAGCTCTGCGAGATGTTCGGCTATGAAGCGCCGGTGCCGGAGATGAAAGAACAGGAGGCCGCATGAACCCCATGACCCAATACCCGCCCCGCCCCACACTCACAGGCGACCTGCTCAAATCTGCAGTGAGGGCATTCCTGGACAAGAACCCTGACTTTGTTGAAAGACTCGGCAGCGACAGCGCAGACGAGATCGCCAGCGAGTACCACTTAGGCATGGACGGCTTCGAACTGTGCAAGCGCCTCGAAAAGTGGTGCCACTGGGACACCGACCGGGAAGATATGGAAACGCTGGATGAGCTGGATTACTTCGCACGCCAGCAGCTCAAAGAAGCCGAGCATCGCTGGATGAAACACAACAACATCCAGCCGCCCTACCCGATCGGAAGCCGCATCAAGTGCACCCAGCGCGGACGAACAGGCGTGATTGATGAGGTGTGTGAATACAGCCCCGGTTGTTACCTGGTGATTCCAGACGAACGCAGCGAAGCAGAAGCGAAAGCCTGTGTGCGCTGGGTTTGTGAGTTTGAAAAAGTCGAGCTGGTAGAACAGGAGGCCGCATGACCGCCCTCACCCGCCACACCGAACCCAGCCCCGCCCAGATCGCGGCAGCGCTGGAGCAGTTCGAGATCCAGCAGCTCAAGGATCAGCTGCGCCAGCAGCGCATTGCCCACACCGCAGAACTCAGCGCAGCCATACGCCAGGCCGAGCAGGAACCGCTTGAACGCATGATCGAACGCTGGAACGGCTACCCTGCCGCCATCGAGCGTGCCGAAAAGGCCGAAGCCGCCGAAGCCAAGGCCCGAGCCGAACATGCCCTGGTCACCGAATCGCTCACCACCGCGATGGAGAACGCCGAGAAGTACCAGCAACTGGCCGAGCATTACCAGCGCCAGTGTGAACAGATGCTCGACAAGAACAACGCCAACGTCGACAAGGCAAACGAAACCATCGAGCGCCTGCAGGAACAGATCCGGTCGCTCAACAGCCAGATCCGCATCTACCGGGAGATGAACCCCGACAAGATGAAAAAGCAGGTCAAACGGCTGCAGGACAAAAACAAGGATCTGACCGCTCGCAACGAAACCGCCGTCCGCTCAGCCGAACAGCTCAAGAAGGACAAGGCGGCACTGGCTCGGGAACTGGAAGCCACGCGGCAGATGAACCGCGATCTGCAAGACAGCCTCGATGACATGACCGCCATCGCCGAAGGCAAGGCAGACCCCGAGCAGTACAAGTGGGCCTACAAGGACGAAACCTGGGGCATCACCGGCCACGACCGCAACACCCGTGACTGGATATACATCGAACACCTGCCCACCGGCCAGCGGCGCGTACTCACTCACCAGACCGGTGACGTGATGCGCACCGAGCCGATCCCGGCAGACATCAAGGCCATCGCCCAGCAGTGGGTCGAGAAGTACCACAAGCTGCAGATTGCCCTCGACACGCTCAGCGCACCCGCCAAACAGGAGGCATCATGACACCCGTTGAGACCCTGCCCGACACCGGCACCCCGCTAATCATCTACCTGCGTGACGGCCAGATCATCGAAGGCATCCGCCCCAACCACCCCGGCAACACCGACACCGCCCCGATCTGGCACGACATGAAGGGTAACCACATCCCAGCAGAGGAGATATCAGGATGGCAACTGAAATGAGCCGCATTGATGTAGTCGGCCAGAACGGAAACGATGGCCTGCACTATTGCGAAGAGCTGGACTGGTACTGCACCGGCGACGTAGGCGACGAACAGCACCACGTCGACAAACGCATCGAGCCGATCGACCAGCGACCGGCCACCGCTCACTACTGGAGTCCTGGCGCACCCGGTTACGTGTCTGGCTGGTATAAAGTCCTGCCAGATGGCGAGTGGTGGTTCTGGCGCACAGATATGGCACGCTGGCTGCATACCGCACGGCCAGAAGACGCAGTGCTCAACAACCTGGTTCCGCTGCCGCCGCTGGACACCGCCACGCACGTAATCGGCAGCTACTATTTCCGGCTGGGCCAGCACGGCTGGGAGCGTTGGAAAAGCGGTTCGAGGCAATGGATCGGCTGCATGGCACCAAACCCCGCCAGCGTAGATCGGGTGATACATCCCGGCCTCACGCTCAACCGTCAAGCAGCGCCTGACAGTTCAGATCATATTGCTGATGCCGGGAAGATGATCGAAGGCGATCCCGTAGCTCTTGAAGCCAAGCGCCAGCAGCTGAAGCAGGACAATTCAGGTGACGCCAACAAAATGGTCGGCATCAAGCACGACACAGATAAACCCCGTTTCGACCTCATCCCGCCGATGGCTGAGCTGGCTGTTGCCCACGTTCTCCGGTACGGCGCTGATAAATACGCGCCTGGAAATTGGGCGCTGGTAGAGAACGGCCATGAGCGTTACATGGCGG